AACTGTAGATGGGTCGTACATATCTCACTCCGGTAAAGTGTTAATCAGAACCACGCTCAATACCGTGCATGTATCGGCGGGCACCACGTAAAATAGGTTCGCTCCATCCACACCGCATACTCGATGCAGCCCTGCGGGTTTGTGATGACAGCGGCAGAGGCGGGAGCGATGGTGATCAGAAGGATCAGCAGGAGTTTCACGTAATCCTCTTGACCTGCATCTGCGGCTTCCGAAGCCTAACTTCTAGGGCGTAGGCTTTGGCTCTTGTCTCCTTGCTCTCTGCGGGCGGAGAAGATGCCCGCAGCCCTAGCCTTTGGAGCATACCAAGTTGATAATTTATTACATTGCGCTGATCAGGTGTCACGTGCGTCTCTCCATCCAAGAAAAACAGGGTGCCGGGGCAAGTCTTTCATGCCCACGGCGAGGTATTTGAATTTCACGGTCTTGAGGAGCTTATATTTCGTAAAGTTGTTCCAAATATCTTGGCGCTCAGCATCAGTAAATCCAGTGCCAATGCGGAACTCTTTACCTTGCCACGTCACCACTAGAGCACCGAGGGTGCCACGCCCGACCATGTTCGCCTTGTGACTGGAGTGCGCGGTGTGACCTAGCTCGTTGATGATGGCGGGGTTCGCATTGTGCATGAGTTCTTCGAAGCCGACCACTACAGCCTCGTCATCCATGAAACGCTTCAACTTGAGCATCCCTTGTTCACGCAGAGTGGAGCGCCCTTGTTTGTATGGAGCGCTGGGATCGCGCAGTATTACGCCCTCGTATCCCCGCTGCAAGACTAAACCTTCGTAGGCTGCGAGTTTAGTGGGAGACTCAACCAGTTGATGCGGCCATCTGAAGTGCCGATCGACGCAATGCAGTCGTGTGTCAAAGCAAAGATCAGGGACTTGTTGGTCAAACACTTTGAAACTTACACTGGGGACCCCACCCTCCGACATTACGCCCGAAACAGTCTGGCGGTAAACGTCCTTGGCAGTTGGGGAACCCACTATGAGTTCACCATCGAAGCCCTCAAGCTTCCGATAGCAAGTCTGCACGTAGTTGTTCGGTATGGGCTTCATACTGCGAGACATCACAACGCCATTAATCACAAGAGCGCGGACACCATCCAGTTTAGGGCTGGCAAGAAGTGGATAGCGCAGGGCTTCCACATCCGTCACCGTAGCTGCGAGCATGGGCTTCATTCGTAACTCCAAGTTAGTGAGGGGAGATGGCACCCCGCCCCTCGGCGAGTCTAGGACAGCGTAGCCATCTTACGAGCCTGTGCAGGCATGGTGTAGCTTACCACAACTAGGCCGGAGGTGTAAAACTCTTATTGACTTCAATGAGCTTCTCCAGGAAGTGCTGTGCCTTTTGCAGATCCTTTACCCCGCCCTTTTCGCGCCAGCGAACGAGGTATTTGAAGATCTGGGCCTCCATGTAGGGCATGTTGTTTTGAATCACGAAGTCCCAGTGCTGGATGGGTTTTTGGTAGTGATTCCCGCCTATTTGCCGCTTGTTAGCTTTTTGAGCCATAAATCACCTTTAAGAGTTGGTCAGGACGCGCTGTGACGTGTCACCGGGGTAGTGCCTAGGGGGTAGGTGCCCGCTTTTTACGCTCTTTATACCTCTCACATGCTAACCTCCAATCTGTAGCCTTGATCTTGTGAAGCTCCCCACTAAACATCGGTATGGCTACTTCGCTGAAGAACGGCTCAGTGAAGCCAGCGGCCTTACCATCTACAAACTCCCCACACTCTCGGAGCCAGCTAGAGAGTGACCCTTTGACGATTGGATAGGGCTGCACACCCAGATCTTCATACTGCTCACAAGCAGGTGGGATATCCAAGAAGTGCCAGTGGCGCTCGTAGATATGTAGGTTGTTCGTGAACTGATGCATGGCTCCTGTGAACATTCCCGAGGCGTGGGCTATGAGTTCGTGGAGGAAGGAGAAATGCACCACGTTAGACCCAAGAGCTCCCCATACTAGGTCGTTCGACCTGTTGCACACGGTCATGTCCAACTTCTTACCATAGGAGCGGAAGTAGATGTGCGTATTGCAGGGTAGGTCTTTCTTCTCTATGTTGAGGTCGTCAAGCGGATTCCACATTTGTATGACTGCACGGCGCGTTGTGCGCTCGGCAAGAAGCATCCTCACCACTTCCTTTATCTGATCTATACCGAAGTGGTGCCGCCATCTCCAACCGTAGGCTCCATGCAGTATTCCATCTTTCTCCGCAAACTCTGCCATGCGCGGGTTGAATTGCTCCAGCCACTTAGAGTCTTGCCGCCCTGCCATCATCCACAAGCACTCCATGAAGTGGAATATCGGGTTCTCCATCCTCTCTTCACAAAAGAGAACTCGCTCTCTCGGCTTGTCATGAGTTATGAGGACCGGCTCCTGCGCAGTCCGGACTCTGCCCGCCCTTGACCCTTCTATTTTATTCTCCACCTTCATAGCCCATAGGGCCTCAGTGAAGGTAGTGTTGACGTTACGCCCCTGAATCTTCATCTCGCCTCATCTCCTCTACAGTTAGGTCATTCTGTTTGGCGAACTCCTCCACAGCTTCATCACTGGAGAATACCTCGACCTTCCAACATTCGTCAATGCAGATCATAGCAGTGAGTCTGCCATCCGGATACTTGAATCGCTTAACGATTTTACCGACTGGCATAGTATCTCTGCTTCGGAACTCCCTCTCCGGAGTGCGCTCGCCAGTATTTAGAGAACTCACACAGGCAGTTCTGGAAGTCCTGCATGTGAAGATTGAGAGGTTCTCCGTAAATTTCCTGTGTGTCCGCATACAGCTTTGTAGCAAGGGGTAAAAAGTGCCTCTCAGACACGTCAGGACGGCCTAGGACCGCTCGCAGCCCCTTTATGCTACCGGGGCCAACAGCCGCCCAACTCCAGTAGTCAGCGGCCTTTTGGAGGGGGTTATCTGTGGTATTTTTAAGGTCTGCGATTACCTGACCGGCGAGGAAATTACCCAGACCTTTGAACCCCATAAGGCGAAGATGGAAGGAACTCAGCTGCTCCCCCTCTAGTGGCGCGATCTTGGAGTGCTGAACCGTGGAGGCTATATCCACAATGTAATCCACCTTGTCCATGGACACGCCGCAGGTCGTGACAAGGTAGGCAGGGTTGAGAATTTTCTTGCCGTCCGCTCTACGCCACTTGATTAAGGTGCGTATCCTATCATCGTCCCACGCAAACGGAGTTCCAATGGCGGCGAGGGTTGTGGGATTATTCAGCAGGCGGGCCATCACCATCGCTGCTGTGAGGTTTGGGTGCGCGTGTAGAGGTTCGCGCCAGTTCTCGGATATCCACATCGTTACTGCATCGTGCTCCCGCTCCACGTTGCAGAAGCGGTAGTCGCGTAGTATAGGGTCAGCAGTCCACGGTGGAACGTCTCCATTTAGACGTCGCAGGTGTATGGCTCTACGCTCGCGAATCCAGTGCGCTAGAAGCTCAACTCTTTCCTGCATGTGCGCTCCCCCATTCGTAGGCTTTCTTCCATTGAATAATGACGTCAGTGCGCTCTTGCCCGCCCCACGCTGTCTTGGTCTTTTTCTGCGTAAGAGTTACGAAGTCCGGAAAGCGTTCCTTCAAGGCGTGAGCAGCTTTCGCTTGCGACTCCATTGTGCGGTAGGTTGAGCAACCGCCCGTAGTGTTCGAGCCTCCTTGATTCTGCACCATCCAGTTGATGGAGCAGTGGGGGTATCCCTTAAGTAAGAGGCGGAGCTGGACAGTAAAGTCCTCCATTAACTCTGCGTCGTCGAACCTTATGCCTTCCTTCTGGAGCGTGTCAACGCGGTATGCTAGGGCTCGTAGAGCCCGATTGTTGTAGACGAAGTTATCGGTTCGGCGATTTCCACCCTCGCGTGGCGCGATGGCGACGTGGTGAGAGTCGTCGAGTAAGTTCTGGACTTCCTCAAAGCAGTTCACAATATCAAAATCTGTAGGTGTCGTGAACAACTCTGGCTTATCAGTTCTGCGAAGCGCGAAGGTGAGATCATCGTCAAGCATGAAGAGCTTGTTTTCCCCCATCTTTACGCAGTAGTCCACAGCAGCTTGCCGAGCATGACCGATGCCGGGGGCGCAAAGGATGGTAGGTTGATCGCAAAGGTCGTAGCTGTGCCCTTCTTTGGCATCCACTACGAGATGAACATTGTCCCGAATGGACTTCGGGAGGTTAGAAAGCGTGACTTGCCGGGTAGACCGAGCTTTGCTAGGGATAGCAATGAGCATGAGTAACTCCAAAGGTGAAATCGGCCACCCTTAGGTGGCCGATTTGAGAACTTACTTCTGGACTACGCCGCAGCCGCTTCGCCTTCGGTCTGGCCCTTGACGGCTTTTTCGGCTTTGGCCTTCTTCTCCACCATCTTCGGGGTGTAGCCCGAGATGGAGATGAAGCCCCGCGCCGAATCCCACGACAGATCGCCGTAGGTGCCGCCGAGAGTGATGAAGTCGCCCACGGTGGACGAACTGCGGTAGGCCTCAAAGCGAGCATGCGACTTGCTGTTTTCGCGCTTCGGGTTCTTTTCCACCAGCAACGTGATGGTGGCTTCCTTGTTGAAGTTCTTGCTAGTGCGATCGCGCGGCGCCTTGTCCTTTGCCGCTTCCGCCCCATTTCCCTCGGCTGCGTGTTTCGCCCTCTTGCCCTTCGCCTTCACTTCCTGCGTGTCGCTCACAAAGTTCTCCTTTATAGGTTGAGAGATCAAAATTCCACACTGCAAAATGAGTATAGCATAGAGCCGTAGCCTCTGCAACTAGTTTCGCTTGAACGTGCGCAGTCGGTCTACGAACCCACTTTGGGTCTTATCTTTAGAGCTTAGAGTCTGTATTACCACTTCGTCAAGTGTGTCTTTAGCCACAAAGCGATAAATTATGACATGGCTTGATTTCTGCCCTTGCCGCCAGACGCGGCGCATAGCTTGATCGTAATGCTCAAAGTTCCATGTGAGCCCAAAGAAGGCGACGCGGAAGCAGATGTCCTGCATATTGAGGCCGTGACCCATTCCGGCAGGATGTCCGAGCAGCCCCGGGAGTAGCCCCTTGTTGAACGCGTCTATTAGCTCCACGCTCTTTTTCAGGGATACGCTTCCTAGATCTGGCATCCCGGGAATGGCTTTCTGGATTCGGTCTCGGTCGTGGTTAAATTCGTATAAGATAAGCAGAGGCTGTCCTTGCAATTCTTCGAGTAGGTCGTTAAGAGCGTCGAGCTTGGCGTCATGGATATCGTGGTGCTCCCGCCTTCCAGTTCCTGCTCCAGAAATCTCGCTATAGATAGCGCCATTTGCAATCTGGCGGCACTTTCCTCCGGCGACAGCGGCATTAGCTGCCACGATAGTTTCATCTTGGATTTGAGTAATGAAGGCCAGCTCCACTTCGCGGTATATCTTGCGAGCAGCGGGAGGAAGCTCCACTTGAATGTCATGATAAATGAGCTCCGGCATGTCGATCCAATCCTCAGCCTTGAGGCGGAGGACTATCGGGTTGATGGCAGCAGCGATGCGCTCGGCAGAGTCTAGCTTTGGCCTCCACTCGTAGCCGCCATATCCAGTAGGGTAGAAGTAAGTCTGGCGGTAATGCGTGATGAAGCGTCCTAGCGCATTTCCCAGATCTAAGATGTATATCTGTCCAAAGAGGTCAAGCAGGCCATTAGGCGTGGGGGTGCCCGTGAGGATCCACCTGCGCATGAAGGTGGGGAGCATGAATCTAAGAGCCTTGAATCGCTTAGTGCTGGAGTTCTTGAACTTTGTGCTCTCGTCCACGCAGAGTATATCCGCCTTAAGCCGCTTCCACCGCCCCTGCTCATGCAGCCACGACACAGCGTCTGGGTTAATAAGGAAGATATCTGCATCCACATCTAGCATGGCCTCCTTCTCTGGGCCGTGAATAATGGCGAAGCGCAGCCCTTCGAACTCCTTCCACTTCTTGAGCTCCGAAGGCCAAGTCGCGGCCATAGCTCTGAGGGGTGTGATCACTAGCAGGCGTTTATTGATTCCCTTATTCTTAAGGATAAGGAAGGCGAATAGAGCTATGGCGGTCTTCCCCAGACCGGGGTCTAGTAGAAGACCACCGCACCCTAAAGAAATCAGCAGCTTAACTGCATCCTTCTGGTAGTTACGTGCGGGCCAGAATGGACGTTGCGACTCCGAAGGAATCGCAAACGTGGACTTCATAGCCTCGTTTACGGAGTTGTCCATGTATATGATCCTGTAATTTCCTTGATCTTTCATTTACCCGTTTGAACTCTATAAAAACTGGCTTTCCACCGTAGGGTAGGAAGAGGCGGTCAGGCCAGCCTCTGCGCCCTAGGAGGTTGAGCTTGCAGTGCATTCCTCCATGCTTCACCCACCAATCAATGACATCTTGCTCAGTTTTCTTCTCTAGGCTACTAGACATGGCCCGCCCTTCCGCTTGGAGTAAGCGCACCAATTACAATGACCGCCAGCGCGTGGACTGAAGAAGGTATCACGGAGCATAGGGCTCACATTCTCTAGCCAGTATTGCTGCTCATGGACTAACTTCTCACGTGCAAGCTCCGTGCTCTGCGCATGATCTTGATCTGCGTATATGGTCTCTATGACGCCATGCTCTATATCGTCATACGCGGAGAGTATCATACAGAGGTAGAGTCTACGCTGCGACACATGATCATCGTAGACTTTACCAGTTTTCCACTCCGCCATGTAGGTCGTCGGCCCGATTTTGATCGCATCTATAACCCCACGAACCCATGCGTTTGGGTCTTTCCAATCTACGACCTCCCACTTATCGTTAAGGGCAAGCTTCAACTCCGGGAGATACTTCTCCTTGCGCATCTGCTCCGCCTTGTCCTTCGTGTATTGGCGGATACCACCACTCCACTCTCCGGTGGCTAGGTAGTATTCTAGCTGAGCATGGACATTAGTTCCGCGCTGCGCGGCAGGCCCTGCCGGGTCTGGGATTTTCTTATTGTGTCGGAAGTCGTAAGCAGCAGGACACTTACGATAGAGGTTATACTGGCTAAGACTCCACGGCATGAAGCTCTCCAAAGTTGTCTCCGATAAAGCCCTCGCTGAGCATAGGGACATCGAAGCGGGGATGGTTCATTACGGTTTTGAGGTAGCGCATGGCCTCCACAGCCATGTAGCCCGGAGCGCTGATGTTAATTTCATCGTGTAGCGCGGCAAGGAACAGGCAGCTATTGTCCGCTCCCGCATCCCAATCAATGATTGTTTGCTTTGTCTGGTCGGCTGCGCTGCCCTGAATAAGGTAGTTGAGGAGTTTGTATTCAAAGCTCCGCATGACGTTGTTGATGAGGCGCGGAGGCTCGGGAAGATAGAGCCTGCCTCCCCACGTCCGGAGGGGGAGCCCATTACGCCCGCGATTGCGAAGTTGATTTCCGAGGATACGTATCCCCGGGATGGCCTCCATGTAGGCTTCGCGGATAGTTTTAGCTTTCGCGTGGTCACACTCAAGTTGTGAAGCTAAACCACTAACTCCCGCCCCATAGATAGTGCTGAAGGCAGTAATCTTGACGTCCTTACGTGGAAGCTCTACACCCAAGATCTTAGTTATTAGGTCTTGAGCCATCTTGTGCGGATCAAGTTTTGCGTCTACCTGATATGCCTTCATTAAATCGCCATCCTCATAGTGCGCGAGTATGCGTATCTCTTGACTTGAGAAGTCACGCTTCACCCACACATGACCTTCCTCAGGGAGCAGAAAGCGTCGCATCTTGGGAATGGGAGGCAGGCCGAGTGGAGCCTCAGGTATGAATTCGTTGGGTGGGTTCGTGAGGTTGGGATGGTCGCAACTGAGACGGCCTGTGCGTGTCCCCTTGAATGCTGCTCCATGCCCCTCCTGCCGCACTTGATTCCAGTTTGGGTGGACTCTTCCTTCGCTTCCCGCAGCCTGACCTAACCACGGCAGTCCAAACGTGTTGAGACAAGTGTCCAAGCCGCCCCGGTATAGTAGGAGCTTAAGCACTTCGGGGCTGGTCACACTAACCCGGAGCGCGTCCTTGGCGGTGCTCCGGGCACCTTTGGGGGTAAGCACCCACTTGGAAATGACCTTTGCGTTATCCAACGCATTAGCCAATTCTGCAGGGCTATCTGGATTGAATGTAGAGCCGAGGACTTCGAAGAGGAATTGGTCAGTCTGGCGCAGAGCAGAGGCCATAGAGGCGCACTCAGCATCTAACCCCGAGACATCCACCCTGATACCTCTCCGCTCTGCCTGCATGAGGATAGGCATGAGGCGTTGCTCACGTTGATATGCAGCCTCCATTCCCTTAGACACTATAAGCGGATGAAGGAACTCAAAGAGTTTGAAGGTGCGAACTACGTCGCCAATGGCGTAGGGGGCTACGATTTCAACTGGCGCCTTGCAGATGTGCGCACCCCAATCTTTCTTCGTAGCTCCGGCAACATTACGCAGCACCCAATCGCGCACTACGTCTTGCTCCTCCGGGGGCAGACCGAGTATGCGCTCCGCTGAGGGCTTCAAGCTGAGGCTTGGAGCATGAGGGTCGTGCAAAAAGATCAGGAATTGCGTATCATGGACGTTGAGTGGATTCTTAGGATATGGAAGCTTGAACCAATGCATCGCCACTGCGACGTCGAACTTTGCATTGTGGAAGAGCAGAGGTTCAGTATTCCACACTTTGTTGAGCAAGAACTCTATATCTCGCCATTCTGTGAAGTATCCAGTGAAGCCTGTGTAATCACGAAAGGCCAAACCAACGGGCTTCGGCGGATACTTCGTGGTGTTTCCCACGATTGCTTCTGTTTCAAAGTCAAGCGTCCACATGGGACCTCCAAATTAGTGACGGTTTTCTTACCATAGGGTGACCGTCAACCCGACTAGGCGGAGTAGGGAGACTCAACCTAGAATTTCTTTGCCTTGCTGTCCGCTGTGGTAGGCTCTGCGTTCTGGCTTGCCGCGTATGGAGCCATGAGTAGCGGCTCTGCTGCTTTGATTTTCTTACGCAGCGCACCGATCATTTCATTCTTGACCAGATGCAGCATGTTGAAGTGGACATGGAATTGGTGCTTCGGATGCGGCTCCGTATAGATTTCAGTCCCCACGGAATAGCACGTCCGTCCACCTGTTGCGGCCAGCTTGTTGACGTAGGCGGACCAGTAGCGCACGGAAGTCACAGGAAGCTTTAGAATTGCGACTTCTGCATCCTCTATGGCCTTGTCAGACTCCAATGCGGAGATGGGAATCAACACGAGCCGCTGGATTTGTGCGCAAGCCTTGCCTCGGGTCTTTACGCCATCGCGTATCTGCGAGCCCCATGCGTTTTGGGGACATCCAAGACACATGCCCTCGGGATAGCCATTCGTAACATCACTTGGCTTCGGACTTCCCTGTGGCATTTCCGAATCCTCGTGCGGAGCGAGGTCTTTCTCTTCGCGAGCAAGAGCGAAGCAGGAGGGATTGCTCGGATTATCCGAGTCATACCGCCTCGTATACCAGCGGTTCTCGAACACACTGTCGAGAACTACGCACTGAAGCCGGTTCCCCGCAACCGGATTACCCTGCCACGAGATGATGCCAGAGCGCAGGGAGATCGCTCCACCAGTGGGCCGCTGAAGCGCCGCCGCTGTTTTCGCTTCTCTTGCCAGCTCTTCTTCGACGCTTACGACTTCCTGCTTCTTGGCCTCGGCCATTGTAACTCCTTACTTGATTTGTGAAAGGGACAACGATTCCGTCGGAAACCATTCGATTCCCGGAACATCTACTCCAAGATCCTTGCGCTCCTTGATGGAGGCAGGATTGATGCGACGGTAAAGCAACTCGAACTCGCCGGTGCTGCGGATATGCTCGTAGAGCTTATCCCAGTCCCCCGCTGTGGGTTCGTTCTTGGTTACGAGCTTGACAATGGCGGTCTTTCCGCCATGTGCTGTGGCCCCTGCGTCCTTCAAGGCCTGGATGAGAAGAGCCTTGACCTCCTGCTCTTGCTTCTCCAGCGCATCAACCTCTTTCTTGAGGGCAAGGCGTTCGATACGCTTGAGGTTGTAAGCGTCAACCAAGACTGCGAGAGCTTCGCTCATAGATCCTCCAGAGCGCGTTCGAGATCAGTAACATCGATCTCATTGTTGCCGTTGGCGAGGGCGTTGCTGATGATTGCTCTCAGAACTGAGGCAATAAGATCCTTCACTTCTTGCTCCGTCATGGTAACTCCCATAAAGTAACCCGCACCTATAGGGTAGCACAGAACTACCAAAGAGGTGCGGGTTTTGTTGGACGTTATGCTGCGAGCTTCATCGCATAATCCCACAAACCACGGTTGATCGCCACTTGCTCCTTGATGGCATTCACGCCGCGGATATGGCTCCTACGCCCTGTGAACGACCTTCCATCGTGAGTGCGGGAGAGGACATTCTCCTGTATCACGTTGAGGGTAGTCCAGGCATCAGTGCCGGAGTCCTCCGGGCGGTGCGTCTCGAGGAGTTGGTCCGTCGTAAGCAGCGGGGAGAGACCCTTGTAACGGAGGCTCAGCGCGTGGCGGGCGAAGTCCTGTTGCAGTGAGCGGGAGATCAAGGTGCCATTCATTGCTCGCACCGCGTCGGCCAGCTTGGGCAACTCTTCTGTCACGATGGTTTCCGCGCCGAACTCCACCGCTTCCATCGTGGCCTTCATCCCCGCGTGGCGGATGGAGGCGCCTGCGAGCATAGAGCCAGCAATCATGCCATTCATACACACGAAGGAGAACAGGCCGGAGTAAAGACGGTAGGTGGCCGAGCCATCGTGCCCATTGATGAGAACGAGCTCAGGATGGAGCGCCTTGCCCCTCGGGTCCTGGATGGCAGGGATGGTGGAGTGGCGGAGGCGGAGCATGTGCCTCGCGTAAGGCGCTCGCTCAAGGCTGCGGCTCTTGGTTTGCTTTCCATCCACAACATCCCAACCGTGGTTGATGAGGCGCTCCACGATGGGCTTGGTGGGGATAAAGACGTAGCTGCTCGATGTTCCTGGATAGGGCTTTGTAGCGTAGATTGCAGGAAGGTCTTGAAGGTTCATTTCTACTCCTTGTGCTCTATGCAGAGCAGTGTGTCAATAACTCGTTGAATGGCCACGGATTCTTTGTGGGCTTGGGCAATGATTTTGCTCTGCTTGTCCTGCAGAGTCTTGATGGTCTTGGCGGAGAGATCTGCGAAGCTAGGCTCTTCCACTTCGATCTCGCGCTCTTCGAAGAGCGTGTAGCCGTATTCGCCCATGTTGCAATCGTAGACGTGGTAAGAGAAGGGATTTTCTTTGTCCCAATCCCTGTATTGCGCGTGAATGAAAACTTTGAGTTTCATTTCGTAACTCCCTTAGGTTAGTTGAATACCAGCGTTGATCCGTTCCACTTGCAGTCCTCGACGTGCTGCTTGAGATAGGGAAGGATTTTGTCGGCTTCTGCCTTCTGCCACTCGGCGCATTCCTTCCACCACTCGGCTTCTGCCTTCTGCCACTCGGCGCATTCCTTCCACCACTCGTCGTCTGCCTTCTCCCACTCGGCGTCTGCCTTCCGCCGCTTGGCGTCTGCCTTCCACCACTCGGCGTCTGCCTTCCGCCACTTGGCGTCTGCCTTCCGCCACTTGGCGCATTCCTTCTGCAATTTCTCCCCCCACAAGTTCTCGGGGAAGAATACGATGTGCCGCAGCCGAATGGCACGCTCATGTTCGGGCTTTTGCTCGTTGATGTATTTGACTCTCTGCATCACGTCATCGGACCACTCCAGCAGCGGGCCTTCGTGGTGGAGGAGCGTAAACAGTCCCTTCGTCGGGCCGGTATAGTCGGGCTTGCCGGGGTAGCGCGTATTCATTTCGTAACTCCTATTCGTAACGAGGTTGAGAATTGCGACCGATTTCGTCGCAGCAGTTTTTCGCGTCCGAAAGCGAGCAATCCGTAGCTGCGCGCAGGAACTTGATTGCCGCGACTTTCGCGTTGCAGCGGTATAGCTCGCGAATCACTTCCACGTAGTGATACGGGAGCTGGATGGTGGTGCGAGATTCAAAGGATACTGCGGAGAAGGCAACGCGGCCTTCGTAGAGTTTGACTTCCATTTCGTAACTCCTAGATTGTGGGGGGAGCCGCTCGACCTGTGTTAGCGTGCGATGCTGCACTCCCATAACTACATGTTACCACGGACTAACCGCGCTGTGTAAGATTTAGTGGACGCTTTCGTGAATTTCTGGATGTCCGAGATAGAGTTGATCACCACGGACAAAGATGCCCAGAGGAATGTCTGGGTATGCTTCGTGAAGCAACTGCATCGCCACCTTAGCGTGAGCCACACGCTGAAAGAACTGGATGGGCGGAGCTCCTGCCACGTCTATACGGCAGAGGCTATAGGGCCACTCAAACGCATCTTGCTCTTCTGGGGTCATCATACCTCAGTCCTTAGTGTGGCCTTGCACTCCCCACCTACGCGGGCGCATAATACCCATATGGCTCAAAGGCTTATCGAGCCACTCCCAGTATTATACGCCCGACAAACTAGGATTACAAGGGTCAAACCCACATGATTACCGAAGCGCCAGTCCAACTGGTGACATTTCGTTCCGTCCAAGATTACGCAAAGGAGAGAGGATTTGAAGAATCAGATTTCGAGAAGTGTGGGTGGCAGAGTATGCCGCTCAACAAGGCGAAGGAAGCCCTCGGGCACCAAGTCTATCAAGGCGACGCGAACGCTTTCGCACTCGTATTCCACTACCATGGACCTGACGGCACCCCGCTCAACTACGCTACCCTCCGGATTATACGAAGCAGTAGTGGTGGATTCGCAGCCCAAACCGAAGCTGGGCCAAAGATGCTTAATCCTGCACGTAAACCTCCGCGAGTCTACTTCCCTCGGACGGTTAATTGGTTGGATCTACAAGCAAATACCGAGGTCCAAATCCACGAATCCGTCCTTAAAGCTGAAGCTGCTGTTAAGAAAGGATATGTGGCAGTGGGTATCTCCGGATGTTGGGGATGGAGTTCAAAGCAGCACCGAATCCCGCTCCT